TCCATCATGCCATCCAAAGCAGCCTCACCTTTGTCCAGCAAGGCCCGCAGAGTAGAACGAGCCTTTTCAAAGTCGTCCTGAATTTCCGCTGGTTCAACAGTGGCTGTCACTGGTACAACGGCCTGGGTGGGTGCTGTACCAAATTTGCTGTCCAGAGCATTGAATGCATGTTTATCTTGTAACATTGAATCCCAGTGTATCAAAAGCCAGATAGGTTTGTGCTGCTGGCGCAATGGTGTTTGCCACTACTGCATTGGTAAGTAAGAAACGCAGAGTCTGTCCAGTGGTTGGGAAAATTGCTGTATTGGCCAGATTGGTTTCAGTCAACAATTCTCGATCTGGACTCATGGGCAACATTACCGTGGTATTGCTGGTTAAACCAGTAACAGATCCGCGGCTAACAATCTCCATGGGTGCTCCCTGAATGTTGGTGCTAATACTGCTGTGATGCATGCCATAGCCATACAAATATAGTGCAGGGTTCTGTGTGGTAAATGCTGGATTCCAGACAACATTTAACTTGGCAGCAATGCCTGGAATTGGTGGAACAAATGTTAGGTTACTGCTAAAGAAATTTTCCGCAGTAGTGGTTGCTGCAACGCTGGTGTTTACTGGCGTTACCTGTCCAGTTGTAACGATTGTTCGGCGGTAATTGCTGTGTGACGCAGTAGCCGGGTTAATTGCCCCTGTAGACGCCAGTCTGCCCCAGCTATAGAAGATGGTGGAGTCGGCTACTTTATTCACTGTAAATGGCAGTGGAACCGGAGTACCAGCAGCATCGGTTCTAACACAGCCAAGTCGGCGCACCACACTCCAGGCACCGGTAACTGCGCCCAGTGCACTGATGGCAGCGTTTACTGTCTTTTGACTGGTTACCATGAAGTCCGGAGCTCCAGTGGCGTTGCTGGCTATCAGGTAAATATAATACCAGGTATCCTGCACAATTGATCCGTCAATTACGGCATTGCTTCCACCAACACTCCAGCCTGTGGCCCAGGTTTTTGTCATGGTGCTGGTATTGGCTACCAGAGCCAGGATGCTGGTTGTGCTGATGTTGGCAACGTCGGCTGTACCAAAACTATAATGCACTGCCGAGCCAGCGGTAACAGATAAAGCAGCTGCCACTGAATTGTAGCTATACAGGAAGCCCTGACACAGGCTAGGATAGTAGCGTGGATCAATGCCTAAATTTCTGGATGCCTCGGTGGCATCGCCGCCGCCTACCAGACCATTGTTGACTGTGATACTAAAAGAACTGCTGGCAAATCGTTCACTGTATAGTTTAACAAAACCTGTGTGAGCAATGCTGTTGCTGCTATCTGAAATGTTCTTGGTAGCACCAGTGGAAACGTCCAGCACTGGTGAACCATATAGTCTAATGCCGTTGCTGGATGAAGACAATAACTGAGTATAGGTTGCAGTATCCTCGGCCGAGGCAACAAAAATTTCTAAACCATATAGGCCGCGAACTGTCAGTCCTGTTGTATAGACACTGACGCTGGTAACGTTGGTCAGGCCCATGCCAATGTGCCACTCACCGCGGGTGGATGTTGACACACTGGTATTTCTACCCCGGAACGTCCACATTCTGCGTCCATTGATGATGGCATTGATGCTGTTGGGTGGCCCAGTTAGATCATTGTCAACACCGGCTAAGCCTGCATTGTTGGTTAAATAAAGCAGAGTTTGACCGTCGCTGCCCAGTGTGTGCAAACTGGTTGAACTGACACTGATAAATTTTTCCTCAGTAGCACTGTAACGCAGTGCATTGCCAGGCACCTTGCCGGTGTCATCGAGTTGAATAAGTATGGTGCCCGAGGTTGACCCTGCCAAGGCATCGTAAATTTCAACAAAGTTGCCATTGATTTTGGCGCCGCCAGCATACAAGCTGTCGCCATCGTTGTTGTTGGGTGTTCCTAAATTAATCGATTGATAAGACATTTAGTGATCCTGTTAAATTAGAGCCCATTGTTTTCAACATATTTAAATGTATCCGTGGGCAAAGCATCCACTGGGTCGGTTGTTATATCGTATTTATCAAGTTGTTGATCAAACGCAGGATCATTGAATACATTGGCCACGGCTGAACGAATAATACTCTGTGACTCGGTTGGTCCATAGTAGTATAATTTCAGAGTAAATGTATAGGTCCAGATAATGGTGCGTCTGGTGTCAAGGTCGCCTTCGAAATCATCTTGAAATGTTACGCTGTTAAGAATAATGGGCAGGTCGTGCTTTATGCCCAGCTCTGGAATATAGTTTACAGTTACATTGAAATCGGGATTGAACGCTGGTACAATCTGTTCAAAGATCTGCAGTCCGTCATCCTGATTTTTGGTATAACAGTACAGGTTCATGGTAATGTTATAGGGAGTGGGCCCATACACACGATTGGCCTTGGTCTGACTGGTAACCTGACTAAAGGAATTCACATTGTTGATTTTACGTGCGCCATCATACTCAAAGGAGATAACTTCAAAACTCATGCGCGGTAGAATCACCTGCTTTTCCAGTTTGTCTGCATCGGGCAGAGCCTGGATACGAGCCAGCATTTTATTTTTTGCTGCATAGGCCAGTGGCACACGCAGTGTTTGAATAATATTGCCAGCGGCATCGCGTCTGCGTACTTCCAGATTGTTGAACATCACACCAAAAGCAATGACTGCTCGGCGTGTTGTCTGATGATAGAAAGTTTTTCCTTCAAACATTATCGTACCGCCACTTCACCAAATGGGTTGATCTCTGTGAAATCCAGAATGTCAATGCTGGCCAATCTATTAAATTCCGAATTGTCGGCCTGTGGGTCATTGGCTGTAACATCAAAGTCCTCATTTAAAAGTTTGCTAACATCGCCGTATAAAGTAGTATCCAACAGCAGGGCATCACCAGTTTCCAGCGCGATACCGGTATTCTGCATGTCCAGGCTGGCTTCTTCAATCTTGTCAACGTCGGGATTACCAGTATTGAATTCTTCGCTGCTGTACTGGAACAATTCACAGCGTAGTTTATACACATATAATTTACCCAGCTGATAGAATGGGTCATGCACTTCCACCATCTTAACTTCAAAGTAACTGTTGGTCAGTGGCATGTATAACAGATCGCCTTCGGCTGGACGATTGGGTAACTGCAGATAGTTGCTGCGTCCCTGTCCCACAACATCGTCCCAGCGCGAGCGCGCAACCACAAAGGTTGCGGTGTCCCTAATCTCTATGCCAAATTTTTGCATGAGCTGTCCATCACCACCATAGCCATCCACCTGTTCCAGATAGGCTTCTACTGGTATGGCATTTTCATATTTACTGGCCGGATCTTCCAGGAAGATGGTGTCGGTATTTACTTCGCTGCGGGGCAGGTAAAAGACATCAAAACCATAGATCTTAATCGACTCAATGATCAAACTTTCAACCAGACGTTGTTCACCGGTACGACCGCCGGGTATGCCGCTCTGGAAGTAAAAATTGGTACTCATGTTTTACCCCATCATGAAGTTTGGAGGCTCAACGTAGGTACTTTGCATTTCTTCTTCTAGGTATTTAATTTCTTCCACGGCTTCGTCATAGATCTTCTGACCATTTAGGGTGACGCCGCCGGGCATCTGTATGCCTTCGAACTTCTTCAGATTGGCGCCCCACTGACGTTTAATCAAAGCAGTGGCATAGCGTTTTACAAATCTATCATTGTAGACCTGCGGCCATTGTGCTGGATCCAGAATACGATAGGCTTCGACAAGGATATATTCACCAACACTGACATCGGTTTCCCAGTTCATGTCAATGTAGATGCGATCCATGTGACGCTGATAGCGGAAACTCTTTTCGCCAACCAACAGCATGTCCAGCATGGCCAGATGTTGCTTGACCTGCTGATAGTAGATTAGACTGGTGCTCATCAGACTAAACATATCGTTGAGACGCAGCTGATAGCGTATGTCCCACATATAGGCTTCGCCGGTATTAATGGCGCTAAAGGGCAGTATCCTTACCACCCCCAGCACACCATCGGCAGTCTCAATATATTTTTTGTCTACCACACCCAATTCAATGGCAGTCATGGTGGAACTAAAGTTAGATGACGCTCCAACAACGACTTCTGAACTGGCAAATGTTCCCTGAATATAGGCTACCAGCAGACTGGTGCCGGTACTGGAGGTCAAATTTTCGTTGACCACAGTTGCCTTGGCACCCGAAGTCTGTCCTGTAATTACTTCGCC